ACGCCTCCGACAAACACACGGTTGGCTCCTTCTGCTCCAGTGGAAAATCCAACTGCGGAGATATGCCCGCTCGCGTCGCGTGCGGCAATGGTCGATGCGGTTGCGGCGTCCGTGTAGGCCACGCCAGCGCCAAGCGTATTGAGCGCCGTGATAACCGCAACCTTACCAGCATTCCCGACCGTGATTGTGCCGGAACTAACAAGCCCGGAAGTCGAGAGCGCCGTCAGTCCGAGGTTTGCAATGGCCTGTGCTTGTTGTGGCGCGGTCGGAGTCTGCGCCGTGTATTTAACGAAAGTCTCGCCAGGATTCACCGGAGGATCTTCGCCGCCGTAAGACTGCCGGACTACCTGAGTGAAGAAACTCCACTTGCGGACAAGACCGGCGGCAGTCTCAACTTCGATGTTAGTAATCAGAGACTTAGCCGCTTCCGTAGCGCTCGCCCAAAAGTCTTCCACTGTCGCAAAGTCGGCAGTGGTTTCAATGTAAGTTCCGGCGATTGTCCATTCATCAAACAGGTAAACCAACTCCTCATCGCTGGCCTGTTTCTTGGCGCTAAAACGAATGGCGTCAGCCTCAACCGGGACCACATATGTGGGGCTCGCGCCTGTTGCGTTTACGAAATAAACCCGCAAGGTCACCTTCTCCCCGCCGGTCACAAGAATGCCACGGGCTGGCACAAGCGACGCGGGCGAAATAAGCACGGGTTGGCGCGTGTCGTTGTAGTTGAGGTAAATGCTAAGGAGCGGAGTAATGGCCATGGGTTTGAAAGGTTAGGCGATGCGGAGAACGGTCAGGGTTAAGGCGATGCAGGAAACGGCAGGTTCGGCATCTCCTTCGCCTGCGTAAGTGCGGGATGCTTTGACCTTCAACTCGGCGGCATATTGCGTGCCGGATATGAGGAACTTATTGGCCGTCGCGTTGAAGGCCTCGCATTGGATCATGCATTGGCCGGAGATGGTTTGCTTGGTGACAGTCGAGGATGCGTATTCCGCGATCTTCGTCATGTTCGTGAGGATTGGCGCGCCAGTGATTTGCAGGTTGTCGCCGGTGTCTTCTTCCCATGCCCACACGGTCCAAGTGCCTTGCGTTTCGATGTCTCCATGCCACCCAGCGGGCTCGTCACTATCAGGCACGGAAACGATTTCCGCAGTGTGCTCGCCGTGGTAAAACACAATCCCGGTATCTTCAACCGGCCCGGTGATAATGTTCGTGAGATTCAACCGGCTGGACAGCGTTGTCCAAGCTTCGCTCGCGCTCATCGTTTGCCCGCCTGCCTCAATCCAAGCGTTGATTTGCACCTCCTTGTTAGTCTCGCCAAGGGTGCCAGTTGAGCCAGAGTAAGCAAAGGTAGCGTGGTAGGTCACAAGCAACCATCCCGTGCGTTTTACGGTCAAGGTGTTACTCGCCAGCGTCGCCAGCTTTGTCTCGTCAATGGTCGGGTTGGTGGTGTCGCTTTGCTCAGCAGTCAGTGGAATGACCGTGCCTGTTGTAATGGTCGTTCCCGTGGTTCCTGTCGCAATGCACATGCGGCAAAGGTCTGGCGACTTCTGCGTTTGGATTGGTTGAGAACTTTGCCCCGCCTGCCCGTTCTTTTGGAGCGCGCCGGGGGTGCGATTCATCATGCCCTCAAACGAGAGCGGACCTTTTGGCGCAAATGGGAATGGGACTAGCATGGTTTAGCCGAGTGATTGATAGTCATCCGCTTGCTCCGCCAGTGTGCCATAAAGCCGGGTATCCCAAGCCGGGTCACCAATCCACTGAGATGTCACGTTGTAGGCACCGCTGCGACCACTACGGGAAACGCGGTCTGGCATCCGTCGCCACGTGAAGCCGGTTGGTTCAATTGCTCCGAAACCAGCGGGAGGGGTTGCAATCTGTCCCGGCGTTGCGGTGGCAGTTGGAACCGTGTTCGTCACCTGAGTTCGAGTAAGAACCGGGAGGAAGACTTCGCGGGATTCTACGCCGCGCAAGGTCATGACACAGTAATCCTCGAAGTCAATCTGTTGGTCTGCTGTTCCGCTGGCGACCATAACCTTGTAGACACCTTCCTGCTCTGCGGCAGACGGGGCATTGATCCAGTCTTGAATGAATCCCCATACGGTCTTGTTGGTTGTGCTGACGAACTCCTTAAAGGTGGTGTAGCGGGTAGAGTGAGCGGCAAGGGCCTGGTCCATCTGCTGCCACGTAAGCTCGTAAACATCAGGAATTGAACCGGAAATAATCCCGTCCCCCATGTTCGCGGCAGAGCGGCAAACCACGTCCATTTCGTAAGCGCCCTCTCCGGTTGAAGTTCCTTTCAAAAGGAACCGCTCGGATAGTTCGTCAACGTAGAATCCAGTTGGAACACCCCAAAGCGGCTGGACGGTGAACAACTCATCGCCGCGCTCAATGTCGTAGAAGTCGAAACCGGCTTGCGTTCCGTTCAGCGTCAGCGTGTAGGCGATGCCGTCCGCAGTAACGCGGCGAATAAACGAGCCTTGCTTGACATCAATCTCAGACGCCCCGCCGTTGTATTCAGGGTAACTCATCGGGAGACGGCAGTTGGTGAAACAGGGTTAGAAGCCGGGGTGGTTCGGCTGGTGTTACGGGCAATGGCGGCAGTGTTTGCGGCGGTCTGCTTTTGAAGGTCTGACATGGTTTTCCAGGTGGAAAGAATGGGGGCGTTTGCGCTTCCGCCGATGCGTTGGCGGGCGTCTGTCATTACTGCGGAAATGGCGTCGGTGGGTTTGGATTTCTTTGAGTCAAAAGATCCGTCAAAGAAGGTGGAAAGCGCCTCATTTGCGCGCTCGGTTTCAGCTTTCAGTTTGTCCGCCTCCTCCTTCACGCCAGCGGCAAGTTCTTCCGCATAAGCCTTGGAAATTGCTTCAAGGAATGGCATCACTTCATTAATTATGGTCTGCGATTCATTGACCAACTCAGCGCCTTTTGCACCTCCCATGCGAAAGCCTTTTTCCCTGTCGGATTCAGCCCGGTCAATGATCGCTTGCAACTCAGCAGGCGTCTTGCCGCCAAACGTTTCAAGCTGCCGTTGTTCTTCAAGCGCGGAACGGGATTCCGGCGTGAGGTCGCGCTCAAAAGTTCGCTGCCGTCCAAGGGTTTCGGCTTGTCCGCTTTGAATGAAGTCGCGTGCGTCTTGAATGGCCCTGCGTTCTTCCTCGCTTTGACCGGTGAAGCGGGCGGCTTCCGCTGCCGATTCAAGCGTGCGCATGGCCTGCTCTTGTTCGCCAGGCTGAATGCCTTCTTTCATCACCGTGGCGGCGATGTTTGCGGCAGTAGTTCGTCCGCCCTGCTCTGAACGGCGGAGGTCCGCAAAACCTTCCTTGGCCTCGTCAATGGACTCGACCAACTTCTTGATTCCGTAAGTAGTTGCGGCGATGGCAGCACCGATGCCGACTGACATGGCGATTGCTTTCGGACCAACGGCGTCCATGGAATTACTGACGGCGGTAATCTGGGAGATGAGTTCACCCGCCGGTCCCATGCTTGATCCCATCGCGTTTGCGGTCGCCTTGCCAAGTCCTACCGCAGACGTGCGAGCCTTCGCTAAATTCGCGTCCAAGTCCCGAAACCCCTTGGGGTCCAGCTTGCTCCGAATTGGAATTTCAACGGCGCTCATAGCATGATAAACCGCCGTCCTTCACGGCGTGCGGTCACGATGTCATCGGCGGTCTGGTATCCAATCACGGGCTTGGCTCCGTTGCGGATAGCGCAGGCGGTGAAGAGGAGGAATGCTTGGGACAGCGGCATGGTTAAGGCTGTGTCGAGGGTGTATCCGCTGTGTTCGGCGGCGATGGACTCGCAGAGGCAGAGAGCCCAGCCGAGTTCGTTTTTTTTTGCTCACCTTCAAAGGCCACAGCGGTCCCCATGCCTTGTTCAATGTGCTCGGCAATGTCTGTCAGCATTTCGCGTAACTCTTTAGGTGTTACAGAGGTTGCCCATTTTAAAGCCTCTTTGTTGAGCCATTCGCGGTCGCGTTCAATCGTGGACTTAAGGGCCACGCCTTTCTGAGAAAACGCCACGTGAGCAAGTGCGAGGTCGAACCATGAGTAACCCTTAGAAGTCTCAGACAGTTTCGCTAACGAACAATCCAGCGACTCCAAAAGGATCATGTGATAGGCGGTCAACGGTGGGTAGACCGTTGCCGCTGGAATGATCGCCCGAATGACTTTTGACGGATTGGCCATGTGATTAAGCCAGGGTCACGCCGGGATAATAAGTCCAATTGAACGTGCGCTTAACGGTGTCATTGTTGACCCGGTTGACAGCCACGTTATCAATCAGAACAACGGACGTGGTGCCATCAAGGTTGATTGTCATCTGATCGCCGGGGAGGTCGGCAATTCCGCCGGTGGAGAGTTCCAAGATTTCAAACGAGCCGGACTTCGTGGCGTTGAAGTGCCAGACGCCAATGGTTGCGCCGTTGTTGCCACGGATTTCAAGCTTCTCCGCCGTGTAGTTGGTGGAGAAGGAGTTGATGATCTGGGCGGACAGGTCGGAGGCGGCGGCGGCAGTTGTTCCAAATACGGAATTGGCCGTAGCGGTGCCGGTGTTTTGCGGGTAAGTGGGCATGGTTTGAGTTAGTTGAGTTTAAGGTCGAAAGAGACGGCGTGAATGAGATGCGGCTCGCAGTCCAAGAGTGACACGGCAGAGCTTTGGAGAAGGACGAGGGCCTCGCGTCCGTCTGTGGTTTCAAAGGTGCCGCCGTGAAGGTCCAGAAGAACCTCGGCAGATTCCAAGGCGTTCAGCGGTGCAGATGCGCTGCCGCTGTGGACTGAAAAGACCGAGACCGAAACAGTTACCGGTTGGCGTTGGTCGGGGTTGCCTGTGTTGTCGTTTGAAAGGTCGTTAAACTGAACCACATAAGCGAACCCCTTGACCGACGGAACCAGTTGAGCGTCAACGTCCGTAATGACCGTGGCAGAATCATACCGGAAGAACTGGCCCCCGGTAGTGGAAGCCGTTGGCGAGCCTTGAAGGTAGGCAATGAAGCCGTTAAGAACTGGCGAGAGTTTGAGCATTTTTCTGAAGTTTCCGAACGATGTAAGCGCGCATATCGTCGCTGCTTTCGCGCATCGCGCGGGCAATGATGCCACGATTGAAACCAAGCTTGGCGACGGCTTCCACGGTGTTCCTTAGAATGGCTTCCGGTTGAGGTCCGACCGTGCGAAGTGTGACGCTTCCGGTTGTCGCGCCGGACTTCACGCGGGATTGATAAACGGCGTTTTTGCCCGTGCTGTCTTTCTGAGCCTGAAAGGGGTTGAGCCATGAAGCGGCAAGGAAGGACCGGGAACGGTTGCGGGCGGCGAGTTCACGGGTGATTGCTTCCTTCCATGCGGGAACGCCCTTGGCGGTGCCGTCCTTGGCCTTTCCTTTCACTTGCTCGCGCGACTTGCGGTTGACCATGTTCCCGGTGAAAACGTTGGTCCCTTTGTAGCTGTCGCGGATGGACTGACGAACGCGGATTCGTCCGCCGCGCTGCCTCATTTCGCGGGCGGCTTGGCCCTTGCGGAGTTTGACCGCGGAGAATCCACGAATGAGTTTCACCCGCAGATTGACAGCCTGTTTTTCCACGGCTTGCGCAGGCGTTTGTGAGGTCAGTCGCTCATATTCCTTGAACGTCTGCATAAACGCTCCCGCTTCTACGGAAACGTCAAGTTGCGGACCAAGTGGGGCAGAGAGTTTCATCGCAGTCGGCAAACGAGTTGGAGAATGATGTCACCCGGCATGACCTTGCTGACGTCTTCAATTGAATAGGCAACGCTGTCGGCTGTCAGGGTTTCAAATTTCGCCGGAAGCGTTGACCATGCCGAACGGAGGAAGCGAAGCGTAAACTGCTCACCCGGTTGGATTTGCACCAAAGGAATGAGGCTTGCGCTGTAACCATCGCCGGGGATTCCCGTGTAGGTTGCGGCATCGCCAGAGTAAACGAAGTCAACCCCCCACTCGCGGATGAGGCGGGTGAAGCCTTGGAGCTTGGATTGAGTTGCGGCGGACATTTCGTTTTGCCCAAAAAGCCCGCGTCCTGTGAAGGATAGCGGGCGGAGTTGGTTCGGTTGCGAAGTATTAACCGCGCAAGGTGGCGACAAACTCAGGCTTCCAGACTTTCACGCCGTAGAAGCAAGCGAGTCGGATCATGTTCATTCCGTCTCCCTTGTAGAGGCGGGCGCTGAACGAGAGCCCTGAAACATCGTCGGTCATGGTGGCGATCTCCACGCCAGCGTCGCCGCCGGGAGGTTGGGCGGGCGGGCGCATCGCGATTTCAATCGCAGTCTTGTGCCAGCCAACGTTAGCGGTGTAGCTGTTGCCAATAGTGACAGCCTTGCCGTCAACAATGGCACCGCGCAAGCCGGGCTCGTTGATGACGATGTCACCGGCAACGGCAGTGAGTCCCGTCTTGACAACGTAGTTTCCGGCAGTGGGTTCGTCGGCAATGGAGATGATGTCACCGGCCTTAAATCCGGTGGCGTTTACCGTGCCTCCGTCAACGCTAATGGTCTTGGAACCGATGGCAATCAGTCCGTTGTTGATGACGTAGGAAGCCCCAGCGCCCTTGGTGTGGAGTTGGATTCCGGCAGACTCCTTGATGGAGAAGCCGGAGATGTTGACGATCTCGCCACGGCGGGCGGTGATGTCAGTCCCGGACTCATTGACCTTGGAGAAGCGATTGCGAAGGAGGGTTCCGGCGGAAGAACTGAGGGCAAGGGTGAGCATCCCGTCGTTCATCGTGCAGCCGTTATCAAAGAGGATCTGGCGAAGCTCGTTGATAACATCGGTGGTTGACGAGAAGGGCGTAGTGCCAGCGGTGCCAACGGCGCGGGAACTGCCCTTGTAGGCGACGGTGGCGGCGTATGCTTCAATCGCGTTCACTATCTTGCGGATGGACTGCGAGTAGAGTTGTTTGAGTGCCAACTCAGCGCCAACGGTATTAGCCAGCTTGAGCCATTGCTCGCCCTTGAGTGGGATGGGAACGATGGCAACCTGATCTAGGGTCATCGTTTCGACGCCGGTGACAATGTCTTCAGCAGCCGGAACAGTCATGGACGGTGTGTAGCTGGTAACAAGGGTAGGCTCGGTGGTTCGCAGAGAGGTTACGGTGCCGCCGATGCTAATGCCTTCGGAGCCGCCGTTGACCATGGAACCGTTTGTGAATGCGGTCCCTTCGCGGGCGACTTGGTCGCGAGCTTGGTAAAGGATCTCAGTGAGACCCGTGAGTGAAATGTCGTTGTTCGTGGCCATGGAGTTTTTAGTTTAAGGTTTCGTGGGTTGTTGGTTAGTCGCTAAGCTTTCCGCCTTCGCGGATAAATTGATTGCGCTCGTTGTGGGGAAGTTTGCCGAACTCACCGCGAGGCATGACAGCCCCGGCCTGTCTCAAACCGAGCTTGGCAGTGATGGTCGCCACCGGCGCGGCGTGCCCGTCCTTCTTGGCAGGCAGTGCGGCGAGTTGAGCCTTGACGGTTTCAGGGTCCTTGAGGTAGGCGGCGATGAACGGCGCTTTGTCGGTAATTTTTCCGTCAGCGAAGGCGGCAGAAACGGCCAGCTCTGCGAATGATTGCAGTTGGACCTTTTGCATATCGGCCTCGGCTTGTTGGAAGGTGGCGAGTTGGGCGGTTGCCGCGGCGAGCTGAGCCTTGGCCGTTTCGACCTCGGCAGATTCCGCAACCATCTTGCGAATTTTCGCGACGGCTACATCGGCGGCTTTTTGTTCTACCTGCTCTTGAGTGACTACACCAAGGGCGAGGAGAACAGAGAGAATTTCGTTGGCTAGGTAAGAGTCCATTGTTGTGTTTGTTGTGAGAGAGGCGGCAATCGGTCCGATGGTTTGGAAAGCGGGGGTGTTGACCAATCCGCCAATGGGACCGGGGATGCGGAGAATTGCAGCGTCTTTTCCGTCAGGAAGGAACTCAGGGGAGAAGTAGCTAAAGTCTTTGCCTTCAATGGCTTCCTTGCCTGATTTCGTCCATTCCACAGAGCACATGACGCCAAGGTCTTCATCCCAATAAATTTCCGTTGGGATAGCGGAGGCGGCGTCCTTCTTGTGGCCAAAGTCAATGAAGGGGCGGGAGGCAGTTCCGGCGGATGCGTTGTTGCGGGCCTCTTGAAGCTGGGCGTTAAGGATGCCAGCAAGTTCCATGGTCGCATTGACTGTGACCTCAAACGGCTTTCCGGCGCGGGATGCCATGGCGGTGTTTGATCCCTTGGGAAAAAACACAATGGCGGCGGGCGCTTTGCCTTCAAAAGACGGCAGGGAGAAAGAGGCGGTGATGGTATTCATGCGGCAGAATTGTCAGGCGTTTCAGTCTTATCCACGACGGGAATTTCGTTCTTCAAAAGGAACTCCATCGGGCAGGGCGCGGACTCAAGTCCGGCAATGGCGCGGGTGGTATCCCAAAGCACCTTGCGGGACTCCAAGACCTCAGAAGGCATGAATCCGGCGTCTTCCCATTCCTTGCCGAGATCGGAGTAACCAGACTCCAAACGCTTCTTGCGGGCGTCGGCTTCCTTGGCTTCGTCAAGCACGGCAGTCTTGCGCCAAACCCAAGCGAAGTCATCGTCATCATACCCATCAGGGGCGGCGGGGATTAGATCCCGCTTGCGGCTCCACTGAACCCACCAAACGGCAAGGCGGTTGAGAAACTTATTTTCAACCAAGTCAATGATGTGCTTGCGGCGTGCATCCCATTGAACTCCAAGGCCCTTAAAGCCAGAATAATTCACATCGCCAAGGCCGGAAAACCAGAGTTCGACAGGCAGTCCAACCGGGGAGCTGATAGCATGAAGCATCAGCATAATCAGCTGGTTGTAATCTTGCGCTTGGTAATTGCTTATGACGGTGGTGATGTCCTCGCCCGGTTCCAATTCAAAGAGGCTTCCGGCTTCCAGCTTAACCACCCGTTGATTGGCCGGGCTGGTTTCCTGATTCTCGGCAAGCGTGGTGTTTGTGGCAGTCGCGGCAGATTGCGCTTGGGCGAGTGCCATTTGGTCCGTCATCCCGCCGCCGGTCTTTTTAATGACCCCGGAAATCGAGTTGGCGTCTTTGATCTGCTTCGTCTTCGAACGGGTGATTTCGTAGAGGTCGCGAGCGGTGCAAATGCTGGCGATAATCCAAGGCAGACCGCGCCCCATGGAAACGCGGTCCCGGTCGTAGAGGTGAATCACATTGCGGGCGTCAACCGGGCTGGCCACATCTTCCCAGTCCAGTGAGCCCCATTGGTTGATTTTAGCAAACCAGTAGGCGGTCGGCTTGCCGTTGCCGTCGCGTTCGATGCCGGAAATGCAGTTGGCGGGAGGATTGGGAGGTTGCGCGCAATTCTCGGAAGGGATGAGCTGAATCTTACCGCTTGCCAGAAGGACGATGAAGACCTCACCGGCAATCATAAGTTCTTCAATGGCAATGCGTTGGCACTGTTGGAAGCTTTCGCCAGAGACTTCAAATGTCTTGGCGTTGCGATAAAAAGCAGTCTCTACAGTTTCCTTGTATTTCTTGTCCCCTACGCGGACCTTGTAAATGCCATGTCCCACAGCCTCGGGGAACTTGGCAACCAGTCCGGCAAGGTAAGGATTGTTGCGGACCTCGTGACGAATCCGGCGAAGAGTTGTCCGGCGCGTCCAATCATTAAAAGCGCGGTCCTCATTTAGATTGGCCTGAGACCAATCGGCGTTTGTCCAGTCACGGTCAAGTGATCCGAACGCGGCGGCTTCGTAGTTCAGGGACGCTGTGACGGTTGAGAGCACGGCGGTCATGATGCGGCTCCTACGGTTGAATAGCCCCACCGGCAGACTGTCCGCAGTGTGACAACGCCCTTGACCGGCGTGCCGTTGTAGGCGGCAATGGCCAGCGCAACGGTTGTTTCGGTAACGAAAGAACGGACCTCATCAATCAGGGCGAGGATGGCGTCAGGCTCCCAACCGGAAAACGCCTGATAGCCGGTTGATGTGCCCTTGTCTGAGGCGCTCGTCAGAATGGTTCCTTGGTTCTTCGCATCCAAGGCGGCGTCGGCAAGACCGTCAAGGTAAGCCGCGCGGGTCGTGGCGTTGGCTCCGCCGTCGCGATAAACGCGGCGAAGGAACTCACGGACGGTTGCGGGCGAAGGTGCCATTGCCTCAGAGTTTCAAGCGGGGAATTCGGCTTGGCAAAGGTTGCAATTTGTGGCACGAAATATTGTTGACTTGGCGGCGGTGGTTTGGAAAAGTGCGGACTATGGCAGCAATTCACATGGGGAACAATTTTTTACACCCGGAAGCAATCAAGGGCTACCTTGAATGCCGAAAGCTATTGGTTGAGCGGGAGACGCAGTTGGTCGCGTGGATGTGCAATCCAATACCGAACCCCGATCAAGAGGACTTTAAGCGCATAGATTCAGCTATCGCCTTTAAGTTGATTGGATATTTAGAGCGGACATCAGCGCATATTGACCGGGAACTCGAAAACGTCCGGCGCGAAATCACCGGAATTGACATTCTTTTAAGCGGTAAGGAACTGGCCTAATGCCCTATCAGAAAAAAGCACCCGATAAAAACCTAGGCCGTCCGGCTCGCATCGGCCCCGAAACCATCCGCTTTCGCACCTCCAAGAAAATGGCGGCAGAGTTGCGAGCCGCCTGCAAAAGGTCCGGCGTGATTCAATCGGAGTTTTGCCGGAAGGCTGTGGCGGAGAAGTTGTTCGGGCTGACTAAGATTTCAGACCTGCCGCGTCCGATAAACTTGGAAGCGACGGTGATTCACATCAGAGGAATTAAGATTGTCGAAACTGAGCCAAAGAAAAGAAAATGAAATACTTCCTGTTCGCCTGCGACAAATACTATCCAGGCGGCACTGATCTTGCTGCTGTTTCGGATGATATGCAAAAGCTGATTGATTACGCGCCTTCATTAAAAACTGATTATAAGGAAGTCTTTGAAATGATAGAAGGCGTCGGGTTGGTTTGCAGATGGGCAAGCGAGTCCGGACTAGGTGGCGACGTTCAGGTCGCGTTCCTTTAACGCTCCACCCTCACCACCGGCCTAGGCACGCTAACCGGCGCGGCCAATTTCGGCTTATGTCCGTGCAAGTCACACTGCCAGCGGTGCAAGGCCAAGTGATAGACCTCGCAGTCAAGGTAGTGATTCGGCCAACTCTTACTCTTCTGGACCCATTCCATCACCGCTTGCTTGCCGGTCCAACGCGGTTGCCGTCTCTCACCGTCCAAGTGCTTCCAGTATTCGGCTTGGTTGATTGCGGCAGAGACTTCCCACTTAACGCCCTTTCTGCCGTGGCGTAGTTCCATGATCTCATCTTTCAAAGCATCCGACGCGACCTCAAGAAACGGTATCTGAATCTTACCCTGCCGTGCATCATGGTCGCCAATGAACGGGTCAATGTGGATAACCCGATACGGCGCGCGGCCTTTGGTCAGTGGGTCAATGAAGTATTGCTTCGGAAATCCTTTACAAGGCGTCCAACCGATGTGAATTGGCAACGGACGGCCTGGCAGATTGACCAACTTCCCATACCGCAAACACTCCTGATAAATGCGCGACGCCTCAAACCCTGAGTCAATAACCACGTGATGGTCAAGGATTCCGCGCTCTTGCTGGATTTTCCGCACCTCGTCAAACCCGTTCGAAGACGAAGCAGATCAAAGACGCCAACTCGATTTCCGGGGTCATTAAAAAGACCGGCGGCGGGATGACGGACCAAATGGCACTCCCCC